CTATGGATTTTGAATATAACAAGTACACATTACTTGACTATCTTCAAAAGTGCGAGAAAGGATTTGATAATATGGAGATATATCCTGATTTTGTTGAATTGTCATTACACCTTGCTAATTTACAATCTTTGTCTAAAGAAAATACCTTATTACTTACTAATAAAAAGTTTGAATCTTGTGATGATGAAATATTAGTAAAAGAGTTAGTACCAAAAAAACCAAAAAATTTAACGAAGGAAGAAAAAGAAGAATTAGAAAAAACAATTGATTATTCAGGTAACAAATTGTTTGACGCGTTTAATATTGCAAAGTCTATTTGGAATATGGCTTACGACCATATTGATGTTTATCTAAAGAAAAACAAAAGAGCGTTAGTTGCGGGGTCTGGTTATACATTTTATTATAGAAAATCAGATGAAAAACTATTTGTTTGGGAATATCAAATTAAAAAGCCAAAAGGAGAAAATCACTCCGACAAAACTTATCTTAATCTTATTTACGAAGGACAACTTAATGGTTTAGGAATAACAGAAATAATTGATACGTTCTCAACGTTAAATCAGACTGATTATTATAAAGACTTACCTATCTTTGAAGTTAAGACCCAACAAAATTTTCCAATGGAACAGACTTTAGTTCCAATCATGAAACGCAAAGTTATGGCGTATGTTTTTCAAGTTGTTAATATTGAAAAAATAAATAACTTTGACTCTGAAGTTTAAGTTTACTATATTTGTTTTATGGGATTCAATAAAAGACACGTTGACCTTGACAGATGTATTAACGCATTAAAAGAAGGTAAATTAAAAGAATATTACGGTAAGACCGATATGTTGTATTTTGATGACGACATGAGTTCTTATATCCACGACCTTTATGTGGAAGGAAAGCCAGATGAAGAAATTTTAACAATAATAAATAAAACTAAAAACACGGAGGAAACAACCAATGAAGTGCATTAAATCAATCAAAGCAACAAAGAACACAGAAATCGGTGTAATCACAAGAATCGATGATAATGAAGCCGAATTAAAAGTTAAAGGCGGGTACTGGTCTTATATTCCAAAATCTGAATGGAAAGAATATAAGGGTAAGTCCAAAAAAACTGAACAAGTTGAAGACCAATCTGAGGGCCAAGTAGTAATTAAGAAAAGTAAAAAAAAGAATGAAAAGAATTAAAGAAAACCTTGGGGAAATATTATTCTTTTTATCTTTTATTGGAGTGTTATTTATTATTTCAGTAACACCAAATCATGATGTTGAGGATTTAAAAAAACAACAAAGAATAAAATATTTTAAGGATAGTCTTGAAGCAGAATACTATAAACAACAATTAGAGTCGTATCCATACGACCATAGTAAAATACCAACAGATGACACAATCAAAAGAAATGGTAAACCATCCAAATCATTATGGAGGTGAGAGTAACGTATACGAAGTAATAAAAGTATGTGAAGCTTGGGATTTAGATAAAGACGCTTACTTATTCAACGTAGTTAAGTATGTTGCAAGAGCAGGTAAGAAAGACCAAGCAAAAGAATTGGAAGACCTTAAGAAAGCTGCATTTTATTTGGACCGTAAAATTAAAAACTTAGAAAAATGATTTATTGGTTAACAGGGCAACCTGGCGCAGGTAAAACAACTTTAGGAAATTGGTTAATCGCAGCATTACAAGGAGACGCTGTATTGGTTGACGGTGATGACATCAGAGAAATCTTTGAGAATAAAGACTATAGTGAACAAGGACGTAGAAAGAATATTGAATTGGCACAAAACATTGCACACTTTTTACATAAAAAAAAGATGAACCCTGTTGTCTGCTTAGTGTCACCTTACAAGGACCAAAGAGAAAGTTTTAAACAAAAAATGGGAGAAGACATTGTTGAACTTTATATTCACACCAGTGAAATTAGAGGAAGAGAATCATTTCACGTTGAAGGATATGAGAAACCATCAGAAAATTTTATTGATGTTGATACTACCAATAAAAAAGTTTATGATAGTCTTCAAGAAATAAGGGAGAAATTAAAAATATAATGGAAAAGATACACGTAGAGGGAGACCCAAAATTAAAAAACAACCCTGGTAAACAATATTCAATGTTTATTGGTAGATGGCAACCATGGCATGATGGACACAGATGGTTGATAGACCAAAGACTAAACCAAGGTAAAAACGTATTAATTTGCATAAGAGATATAGCTCCCGATGAAAAAAATCCCTTTACCGCTTCACAAGTTCATTCAAATATAGTTGTTAAACTATTAGACTTGATTGCTGAAAAAAGAGTTGAGGTTATTGTTATTCCTGATATAGAATCGGTTAATTTCGGAAGAGGAGTTGGTTACGATGTGATAGAACACATACCACCACAAGAAGTCAGTGAAATATCTGCAACTAAAATTAGAGAACAATTAAAACAAGAAGGTAAATTATAATGTTAGAAACAAATAAAATAATTAATGGAGATTGTGTTAAAGTCATGGCCAGCCTTCCTGAGTCTTGTGTAGACTTGATTGTAACATCACCACCATACAACGTTGGGATTGATTACGATAATCATAATGATAGACAATCTATGGAAGATTATTGGCAATTCACAAAAGACTGGTTGTCAGAGTCATATAGGATTCTTAAAGACGATGGGAGAATTGCAGTAAACATTCCTTATGAGGTAAACGTACAAGACAGAGGAGGAAGAATATTATTCATGTCTGAGTTCTATCAAATTATGAAGAACCTTGGGTTTAAATTCTTTGGGTTGGTTGACCTTGATGAGAATTCACCACACAGAAGTAAGACCACTGCTTGGGGTTCATGGATGTCTCCATCAGCACCTTATATCTACAACCCTAAAGAATGCGTTATTCTTGGATACAAGAAGAATCACATAAAGAAAGTTAAGGGTGTGCCACAGTGGAAAGGTGAGTTGGTTGATTTAGAACAAGAAGATGGTACCATCAAACAAAAGATGATGTATCAAGATGAAGATAAGAAAGAGTTTATGAGTTTGGTTTATGGTCAGTGGGAATATTTTGCGGACACAAAACAACAAACTAAAGCAACCTTCTCAATGGACATTCCAATGAAAGCAATTAAGATTCTTACATATAAGAATGATTTAGTTCTTGACCCATTCACAGGTAGTGGTACAAGTTTAGTTGCTGCTGAAGTTAGTGGAAGGAGATGGATTGGAATAGAATTGAGTGAAAATTATAGTAAAGTTGCGAAAGATAGAGTACAACACTTTATCGATAAGAACAGACAAATGGAATTAGATTTATAATAAAAGGGTCATACGACCCTTTTTTTGTTTATATGGATATTTATAAAGAAAACTATTAATGGCTGAAATAATCATAAAAGAAAGTCAACTTAATCTTATCAAAGGACAACTTGCTAAACAAATTGAGATGAGACTTGTTGAGGAAAAATGGAATAAGTTTACAGATGAAGAAAAACAATTTGTAGTTGAGTTTTTAAAAACCGCACATCCTAAAAAATCAAAATTATTAAAAGAAGCTTGGTATAATACTTTGGGTGATATTATCGGTATATTCGACCCAACTGGAGTTGTTGATGTAGTTAATGGTATTTCATACATAAGTCAAGGAGAGAATTTATTTGGATTTTTATCAATTGTATCTGCTATACCATATGCTGGTGACCTCGTAGCAAAACCTGTTTTAGGTGCTTTAAAATTAGGTAAACCATCTGCAAAAGCACTAAATAATATTATGAAAACTGCAAAGGCTGGTGAGGTTGGAAAGGCAAGTACTGATTTAGCCAAATTAGGTGAAATGGGTGGTATTACAGGTAAATTTGTAAAAGGTATGGAAAAAATTGGACCAAGTATGAAAAGTGTTGTTGAAAGAATACCTGGTGGATTTGTAACTAGTGGTCTTAAAAAAACTATACTTGGATGGATTGATTTGTTTGCAGGAGCGGGAAAAAGTGCGGTTCAAGGTAAACAACTTCTGAAATTTAAGGCTGGTGCAATTTCAAAATTAGCTCCAGAAGCGGCTGCAAAAGAAATAGAAGCTTTAGCTAAAGCGATTAAATCAGCACCAGGTGCGTTTACAGGATATAGAACAACTAAAGGTATTTTATCTTGGAAAACAATGTTTGGCGGGATGCCGCAGTTGATAGGTAGAAATAAATCGGTTAGAGCCTTAATGAGACAAAGTAAGTGGTGGTTAGGATTTTTAGATTACATAGGTGTGGGTAATTTTGTTGGACCTGATGAATTATCTGAAAAATTAGGTGGTGAAGAAGCTATGCAAAAAAAGATGGAAGAATATAATAAAACACCTGAGGCTAAGAAAAATTTTGAAGACCAATTTGGTGATGAGAAATCAGAAAAATCAAAACCTGAAACACCGTCACAAACAAAATCACAAACAAATAATACTGTAGATTCTGACCCATTTGCAAAAATGATAGGAGGGTTGTTTAAAGGTGCAATAAACCCACTACCATTTTAAAAAAATATAAAAAATGAAAGAAGAATTAATTTTAAAATTAGTACAAATACAACTCCAATGGAAATTTTTGCATTGGCAAACATTCGGAGATGCTAAACACAGACTTTATGGTGAAATATATGATGGTTTAGGTGAACTTATCGATGAGTTTACAGAGACTATGATGGGAAAATATGGTAGAGTAGAATTTGACCCAGAGTTTTCAATCATGTTCCAAGACATTAAATCATTAAGTGTTCAAAACTTTATGGATGGTATTACTGAATTTTTAGTTGGAATGACCGACCAATTAGACTCAAGATATGATACTGATTTATTAAATATTAGAGACGAAATGTTAGGTCTAATAAATAAATCGAAATTCTTAATAACATTAAAATATTAATAATGGCAAAGAAAATTATAAAATTAACAGAAAAAGACTTAACTAACATAGTTAAAAAAGTTATTAAAGAACAAAATATCATGGGAGGAGAAGAAGTATTTGAACTTCAAAACGCGCTTAATGATTATTTTGAACTAAAAAGAAATCCTAAAAGAATCCCAACAGATGGAAAATGGGGTCCAGCAACTGTAGACGCTCTTAAAACGTTTCAAAAAGCTGAAGGTATTAATCCTGATGGTATTGCAGGACCTGAAACTTATAATAAATTACACAGTTTAGGATTAGACCAAGATGCGATTGATTCTATTATTTCAGGATTAAAAAAGGCTGCTTCGTGGATTGCTAAAAAATTCGTAGGATAATAATGAAAAAAATCATATCCGAAACTGGAATAAGAAATATTTCCGCATTAAAAGACAGATATAAAAAGGCAGAAATATATTTTCACCAAGATTTAGATGGTGTTACAACTGCGATTGCCATGAAAAAATACCTTGAAGACAATGGTATTGACGTGGTCGGTGCACACATCATTCAATATGGTGACAAGGAGTTTGCGGTTAAAAAGAACGATGCTCAAGGTGATATAATGCCAGTTTTAGTAGATTTTGCTCATGGTAAACCTATGTTCGTTATTCATACAGACCACCATGACAGACAAGTTGGTGTTGAAAAAGGAACATCAAAACAATTTAGAGGAGCTCGTTCAAATGTTGAAACAATATCTCAAGTTGTTTCTCCAAAAGATTTATTTCCATCTGCGGATATTTTATTAATTAATACAGTAGATTCTGCAGATTTTGCCAAACACAATTTAACCGCTGACGAAGTGGTTAATTATATTTATAGAGTTGATAAAGACTCATCACTTCAAAAGAATAAAATGTTATTAGGTTTGGTAATCAACAAATTACTATTAGCATTTAAAAACAAACCAGGATTCTTAGAGGGATTGGTTATGAACTCAGAGCCATCTTTATTATCAATATTAAATAATATTAAAGACTGGATGAAATCAACAAACGCTGTTGAACCAGAAGAACTACAAAGAAATGCAGACGAATATAAAGAAAAAATGAAGGACTTTCCAAGAGTCAGCGACAACATTATCTTCCAATATGGTGGAGGTAGTATGTTTAAGCCTGGGTCTTATGACAGGTATACCCCATTCAGAAATAATCCTGAGGCAGACTTTCTTATCATGGCATGGCCAATGGGTTTGGTACAAGCGTCATGTAATCCGTTTAAAAAAGATAGAGAACTTAAAGGCGTTAATCTCGGTGAGATTGCTCAAGAAGTCTTAGTAAAGTGGGAAGGGCAACTTAAAGAAAAGACCGTACCATTATCAACGATAAAGTGGGTTAGTGAAACAAGTGTTGGACCTGAAAGTGTTGGATTCACATTCAAAGACTTTGACGCTTTATACGGTGGTAAGTTTATGTTTATGGATGGTGGAGAACAAGCTTTATCTCGAGTTAAAGAATTGATGGAAAAACCATTCAAAGACTTAACAGAGTCTGAAATGTTATTGTTAGATAAGATAGGCATTAATGCTTGGGATTTGATTCAAGCAAATTCAGGAGGACATAAATGTATTACAAATATATCAGGATTAAATTATTTTGGTAGAAGTAAAAGACCACCTCAAGGTCAGTATAAATACAATCCTGATTCAGAGGACGCTCCTTATGTTAAGTTTACAAAGATGATTGCAAATCAATTTGAGACCGTACTAAAAGAAAAGATTATAGAATCAAAATAGGTATTCAACAGAATCACCAGGTTGGATATTAAGTTCTTCACACAATCCACCTTCAATTTCTAAAACAATATTACCACGTCCACAATATGAAGGACAATCAAATTCATCTTCACATGGAGGACAATCGTGGTGGATATTAACTATTACATTATTTTTGATTATTATTATATCCAATGGGATGATACAATTCTTCATCCAAAAGCATTGTTTCTTTCCGCCCATTAAAAATAATAGACCGTCAAAAGTTTCGTCAAACTCTTTTTGCATCATCCCAATTGTTTGGGATTTTTTATCTACAAGAGTTTTGACATTAAAAATATTTTGATTAACTTTAACCTTCATAACTAATAAATACAATGGAAAACAAAAGGTACGTTGGTGTCATGGTAAAATGCAAAGATAAAGTTCTTCTTTGCAAAAGAAATAACTTGGGTTCATTCCCTGGTATGTGGTCAATTCCTGGTGGAAAGTTAGAAGAAAACGAAACTCCAATGGAAGGAGCAAAAAGAGAATTCCTTGAAGAAACTGATGTAAACATCAATGATAAAGAAATTAAGCTCATTGGTTTAATCCCAAGACACACCAGAGATGGTAAGAAGGTTAAAGGATTGATGTATGTGTATTTATTAGAAGTAGAGGAACCAATCATTCCTGATTTTGTAAATGCTATTGATGGTGAAGAACACACTGACTTTGGATACTTTACTTTAGATGAAATTAACCCTGAGACTTCGGGAGATTACTTCCACAGACTCGCAGAAATTATATTAAAATGATTACATTAATTGGATTAGCAATATTAGTATTTGTCGGTATAGTTGGTACTATCAGTATGAATCGTCAAATAAAAAAAATTGTTGACAAACTTGACTAAACTGTAAAAGTTTATTATACTTTGTAAACAATGGATATATTTATATATTCATGTCCGAAAGGACGAACACCCCAAAACGTTTCACGATAAAAAAAGATTTGACGGAATGAGAATTCTTTCTTATCTTTGTGAAACAAATCCCACGAGTGTGGCGTTTGAGAAAACTCCTATTAACTTGTGGGATTTTTTATCTGAAGTTCTTTAACATTAAAATATTGATTACACCCGCTGGTACAACCAGCGCATGACGTGGATAGGTGACCGTGGGGAAGTGGGA